CTGTATGAAACCTTCAATCATATTGACACGCGATCTGGGAAGCCTGCCAGGTGGGGCGCATAAGAACCCTCAAGATCAAACCTCTGTCGGTCAATCAAGCATGGCAGGGGCGAAGATTTAGAAGCAAGGAGTACAAGGCATATCAGCAAGAAATAGCACTCAAACTCCGCAAGATGACCCTCCCAGAGCCTCCCTATACGCTGCTCCTTGAATTTGGAGTAAGCAACAAGGCGGCTGACTACGACAACCCCATCAAGCCCTTTCAGGACTGCCTTCAAGCCTTCTACGGATTTAACGACTCTCAGATTTATGAGGGTGTACAGCGCAAGGTAATTGTTCCCAAGGGCGAGGAATACATCAAGTTCTCAATCCTGCCCCTGATAGACCTCAGTCATTTGTTTGCAATTAAGAAAGGAAGATAAGCATGGATAAGCAGTTCTTGTGTACGATGTGCGGCATCAAAAGGTATGCAGAAGACCTCTCAAATCAGATCAAGGATGGTTGTGGACTGTGCATCTATTGCAACCAGAAGCTAGAACGTGAACTGGGCCGTGGCGTGAGAGAATATGTACCAACACGGATAAGCCGAGTATAATGACTTATGGACTTACGAATCTTAGACGATAACGAGATTGAGACGCTAAAGAAGATGGCTCCTCAATTATCTCATAGCCAATTAGCTGATTACTTAGGTATGTCAGACAATTGCTTGCGATCAATGTTTGCCAGAGAACCTCAACTACTTGCGGTTTATAACAAGGCATTACTCGATGCAAGCAGTAGAATGATCTGTCAGTTGTATGCAAACGGCATGGAAGGGGACTTTCAGAGCATGAAGCTATGGCTATCACAAAGAGCTGGATGGACTGAGAAGAAGCAGACAGAGATAAGCGGCAAGGATGGTCAGCCACTGGATACTGTCTGGACTGTCAACATAGTATCTCCAAAGGGGGACAAGTAATGCCATTGAAGAAAGGCAAGTCTAAGAAAGTCATCTCAGATAACATTAGGACAGAAATGAGCTATGGAAAATCTAAAGCTCAAGCAGCCGCTATAGCGTACAGCAAGGCTGGGAAATCACGGAAGAAGAAAGCAACCTACGAATAATATTTGCATTTGCTATACCCAATGGTATCCTCTAACTAGGACACGGCCTATTCCCGTGGCGATTACCTTTTTTAAGGGCGCATTATGAACGATGAAGAGCTGCAAACAGATGACGTTGAGCTAGACACTACGGAGGCATCCGAAGAGGAAAGCACACAAGATTCTCAAGAGCTTGGCGAAGGTCAAGATTCCGATTCAGCACCGGATGAGAAGTTTACACCAGGACAACAGCAGAAGTTCAACGATGCTATTGGTAAGAAGGTTAGGCAGACCAGAGACATGGAACGCCGAGCTGACGAACTCCAAAGGCAAGTTAATGAACTGCAAGCTCAGGTTCCTGTTGAGCAAAGGCCAGTAGTTCAAGCGCCTCCAGACCCATTCGCTATTTCTGATGAGGAATATCGAAGAAATCTGGCGCAGCGTGATCAGCAAGTCTTAGCTCAAGCAAACTTCGATCACCAGCGCAGGCAACAGCAGGAACACCAAGAACGTGTTCGGCAAGAGCAAGCGCAGGCGCAGCACACACAGCAAGATGAGAAGATTCGGGACTATGCAGGAAGAGCCGCAAAACTAGGCATTAAAGCGGAAGACTTGCAGGTTGCAGGAAATGCAGTTGCACAGCATGGAATTGGCGCAGAGCTAGGACAATACATCCTAGAGTCTGATCAAGGCCCACTGATAACTACATATCTTGCTAACAATCCTCTTGAATTGGATGAGTTGAAATATCTGTCTCCCGCACAAGCGGCAGTAGCTATCGAGACTAAAATCAAGCCAAAGGCTGCGGCATCACAACCCAAAAAGGTAACCGACACTCCTGACCCATTGGAGCGTCCTCACGGTGCTGGAAAGGCTTCTTCAAAGAGAGGGCCTCAAGGTGCTACATTTGAGTAGATGAAGCCATTAGTGCCTATTCTGCTCTTGAATAGGAAAATTAAATCATGGCTAATAATCTATCGAGTAACATTACACGGCCTCTAGCCAAAATATTTCTAGAGGCATTTGAATCCAGCCGAGTAGTCACCAAGACTGTTAACACTCAACTGCTTTCGGGCAAGTTCAATCCGTCTACAGGCACTAAAGTAGACTTTAAGCGTCCTCACGACTACAACACTATCCGCAGTGCTGGTGGTGACATTTCTGCCGCAGCTAAGTCTGACATCATTGCAGGAAAAGCGACCGGCACGGTCCAAGAATATTTTACTTCAGCTACTGAGTGGTCGAATATTCAAGAAGCCTTAGAGCTTGACCAGTTAGATCAAATCCTTGAGCCAATGGCTCGAAGACTTGTAACTGATCTTGAGCTAGACCTTGCGAAGTTCATGCGTATTAACACTGGCTTAAACTATGGAGCGAGAGGCACTGCCGTTGATGCTTGGTCTGATGTTGCTGGTGCAGGAGCGATGATGGATAGCGTTGGCGTTCCGATGAGCGACTCCAAATACTACCTGATGAATCCATTCACTACCACTTCACTAGCTTCGGCTCAGAGTGGATTGAATGCGGCTGATGGCCTGGTACGAACTGCGTTTGAAAAGGCACAGATTGCTTCCAACTTTGGTGGCATGAAGGCTTTGACCTCTAACGCTTTGAGCAGCTATACGTCAGGTACTACTACTGACCGACTTGGTGATCTTAAAACAGCACCTGATGCTACCTATGTCACTGCTAAAGATACTATGCAGCAGACGATGGTAATCGAGACTTTGGGTACTGGAACTATTGAGGCTGGTGATCAAATTCAGGTTGCTGGTGTTAATCGTTTGAACATCGCTACTCGCCAATTGATTCTTGATGCAACTGGCGCAGCGGTTCCTTGGACTGGCACTGTTCTTTCAGTAGTAACTATTGCAGGTAATGAGGCTACGGTTGTGGTTTCTGGTGCTGCGATCTTTGAGGCAAATGGTCAGTACAACAATGTTGATGCAGCTCCTGCTGCTGGCGCTGTTGTGACTATCCTTGGTGCTGCTGGCGCTGTCTACCAACCTAACTTGTTCTACACAGAGCAGGCATTCGGTCTTGGCACAGTGAAGCTACCTAAGCTGTACTCTACAGATACTGTTGCGACTACCAGCGATGGTATGTCTATCCGAGTATCTAAGTACTCAGACGGTGATGCTAATACGCAGAAGATTCGTTTTGACCTTCTTCCTGCATACGCGGTCTTTAATCCTAACTTTGCTGGTCAAGGTTACGGAGTATAATCACCACTAGATTGAGGGCTTCGGCCCTCTTTCTTTAAATTTAGGAGACAATCATGCCGAATGTTGCAGGTTTCAATTTTCCCTATACCGATGCAGGCGTTACCAAGGCTCAAAAAATGAAAGAGCTTGAGCGCATGGTTCGCAATGCTGATGATCAGATGTTTAGAATTAAAGACAATCCTGGCGCAAACTCTGCTGCTGAAAGAAAGCGTGTTATGGCAAAGAAGGCAGCTATGAAGCGTCAAATGACAGCTATGACTAAGGGCATGAAGCGTGGCCCTGTTGGGAACACATACGCCTAATGGCTACTGTAGCTCAGGTCGCTAAGGCATCACTCCAACGAATTCTGGTACAGGCGGCAGAGTCTCCTCTTGAGCCTGCCGAATACCAAGACTACATATTTGCATTGAACAACTACATGACTCAGCTAGACGCTCAAGGCGTACAGCTTGGTTATACTGAGGTTTCGGACCTTGGTGATTCGGTTACGGTTCCCGCTGGAGCATTACGCGGAATCATAGCTAATATGGCTATCGAGGTATCGCCTGATTACGGCGGTGTTATCTCTCAAGGCTTAATTGCTGCTGCGCGTGAGGGCTTGCATACGATGCGAACTATCGGGCAGGTAATGGGTATTAGCCATCCACCAAGCACATTGCCGATAGGATCAGGCAACGAGGGCCAAGGCTTTGGTCTGTCTGGTCATTTTTATGCGGATCAAGAGGCTCAGATACTTGCCGAAACTACCGGAGCCATTGGGCTGGAGACTAGCACTGTATGACTACTACACGCGCACAAGGCAGGAAGATAAGCCAGTTTGTAGCTAAGACCACTATCTCTGGCTCCAACAGCTACCTCAATTACATTATTGACAATACCAACTACCGAATAGCCTACACCGATTTTCTTGGTGGGTTGGGCGTTACTGGGACTATTGTCCAGGCAGGAGCTGTAACTGCTGCACCTATCCTGGACACTCAGGGAGACATCAACAATATTCGGGGCATTGAGAATGGCTCTGGCATAGCCGCTAATGTTTCTGCTACTGATGGCGTAGAGATCAAGCACAACTTTACGGTTGACGCTACCGGATCGCCTTTGATGTTGAACACGACAGCGACTAGCCCTACTTTTGTAAGCCTATTGGCTGGCAGCGGTATTACGCTTACAGCCGTTGGCAATGTTATTTCTATATCAGCCAATGATGACTTGGCTTATGTTGAAAGCTCACTTCAAGCCAATGCAACGGCTACTGTGATCGGTGCAACTGCCACACCTGTTCTGATAGCTGGGACTTGGGCCTTTGGGGTAAATACTGGCTTCACGCAAACGTCAGGAGGCAGGCTTACATACAACGGCACTACTACTGCTGTAATGACTATCCACGCATCAATAACGCTAGACCCAGTTTCTGCTGCAAGCCAAGACCTTTCGGTGTATGTAGCTAAGAATGGGGTAGTAATTACCGCTACTAGAATTTCAGCCTTTATCTCTGCTGGATTAACCCAGAATTTGTCCTTATCCACTAATCAGTCTTTTGCTACAAATGACTATGTAGAGCTTTTTGTCAGGAATGCTACTAGCACTGACAATATTACCGTTGCCAGCGCACTATTCGGTATTGACTAAATGCCTGCCACTGTCCTGCCAATTGCTAACGGGTTCTATGTCAGTGACTCTCTGCCTCTGTCTGCTCAAGAATGCACCAATTGGTATCCCAATATCGTGCAGGGCGTAGGCTTAAACCAAGAGACTTTGTTTGGCACTGAAGGAATAACACAGCTTGCCACCACTGGCGTACTCGATGAGATCAATCGTGGCGCACACGAGATGGCTGGGATTCCCTACTTTGTAAACGGCACTCAGCTATACAGCATGAGCGATACCTTTAAACTGACCACAATAGGGACTATTGAGGGGACTGCTAGGGTATCGATGGCTGATAACGGAACTCAACTTATGGTGTTGGTTCCAGGCGGCAAGGGATACATCTACAACCATGTCACTGATGTCTTTGCTGAGATCACAGACACGGACTTTGTAGCCAATGGCGCACCTCAGTTTGTTGTGTTTATTGACGGCTATTTTTTAATTACAACCGATACTAAGAAGTTCATTGTTAGCGCGATCAATAACGGTCTAGCCTATAACGCACTAGACTTTGGTACAGCCGAGTCTGATCCTGATGACATAGTTGCCCCAGTAGTATTTAAGAACCAACTATTTATATCAGGCGGCGAAACATTTGAGGCTTTCCAGAACATCGGTGGGGCAGACTTCCCCTTTAGCAGAACAGGACTATTCCTTCAAAAAGGCTGTTTCTCGCCTTACTCGTTGGTTAATGCACAAGACACTTTCATGTGGGTGGGTGGTGGTAATAATGAATCGCCAGCGATCTGGGCGCTAAGTGGTAATAGCACAGTCAAGATTTCAACAACGGCAATAGACTCTATACTGAGCAAGCTGACCCAGACGCAGGTGGCTGGGATATATTCATGGGTATATGCCAACAAGGGCGCATACTTTATAGCTTTTTCTTTGCCATCAACAACGCTTGTTTATGACACAACATCTCAGAAATGGCATGAGCGAAAGTCTTTAATCTCAGGAGCTATAGGCGTTTCAAGAATCTCTTCTGTTGTTAAGGCGTATAACCGAATCCTCTGTGGGGATATAGTTGATGGCAGAGTTGGTGAGTTAGATGCCGAGGTCTATACTGAATACGGGAACACAATCACTAGGACTATTGCTACACAGCCCTTTCAGAACAATATGCAGTCTGTGTTCTTTCCTAGCCTTGAGCTAACTGTTGAGTCTGGAGTAGGTAATGCGGCAGTAGAAGACCCGCAAATTGTTTTAGAGCGCAGCTTGGACGGCAAGACCTGGAGTGGCGCAATTGCCAGAGGGCTTGGCAAGATTGGTGAATATAATCGCAGGGCGATCTGGCGCAGGAACGGCAGGGCCGCAAGGTTTGAAGTGTTTAGGTTTACGCTCACCGATGCGGTTAAGCCAGTAATTATCCAGCTTACTGCCAACATGATTGGTGGAGATAAGTGACAGGCCCAAGGCTTAATGTAGGCCAACCTATCGTTGATGAAAACGGTACAATGGCGCAGGCATTTAGACAGTTTACGCAGGACGCAAGCCTATCGATCCCTATAGTGGGAGCAGGCAGTCCAGAGGGCGTAATCGAGGCGGCTCAGTACAGTTTATATTTAGACTCAAGCGGTGGTGCATCCGCTATCCAGTACAGAAAAATGCAGCCAGAAATCGGCGGTGATCGCACCAAAGGTTGGATTTTAGTCTAGGAGAATATTATGTCAGCAGAAGCAGCGGCAGCGGCAGGATCAGCAGCAGCAAGTCTTGTAGGCTCTGTGCTTGATTACAAGCAAAACAAAAAGAATCAAAAGCTCGCTGAGAAGCAGCGCAAAGAGAATATGGCGCTGATTGAAAAGTATGGCAGCAGGGTCGGCGAGACATTAACGCCTGGATACCAAAACGCTCAAGATTTACGCCAACAAGCATTAAATCAGAACCTTGGGCTGGCTGGACAGACGTTTAGACCCGCGAATGACGTAATGCAAAGCGGCGACTACATGAAGCAGCAGGCTATCATGGCCGGACTGATGGGTCAGCGCAATGCCACTCTAGGCGATCCTATTGATTACTCTGCCCTAAGCCCACAGAACGTGCCTATGGACTACTCGGCACTGACCGGACTGACTAACCCGCAGGGGTTAGACTTTAAGGCGTTTCAAACACCAGAGTACGGCAGCTCGACCAATACTCAAGCGCAGGAAAATTGGAGTTCAGGCGATGCTGCCCAGTATTTGAAAAACTACCCAGACCTTTCTGCGTACTATGAAAAAAATAAGCAAGAGCTAATCAAGGACAGTGGTAACGATATCTTTAACAGCCTTGAGGGATATGCTAAGTGGCATTGGGATAACTATGGAAAGGCAGGTGGTCGAACATTTCAGCCTTTAGCGACAGCAGATTCTACAACAAACTCTACGGCTAAACAGCCAGCAAAATTTACATCCGAACAGGTCAGAGCCGCACTAGGCGATGGTCAGGAAAACAGTTTTGGATTCGATGGAGTAAACCCATAATGGCACTTCCAGGAATGTCTCCAGAATATTATAAAAACTTAGCAGCTTACTCTGATTGGCAGCAAGCCACAGGACAGCCTCCTCAACTTGGGGGAGAGAATTTAAGTGATCCGGCTTTTTTAGCGTGGCAACAACAGAATCCAACGCCTCCACAAGCTGCCGCCGCCGCACAAAATAGAGGACGGCCTACAGAGCAGTCAGACCCAATGGTTTTTGACATGATAGATAGAACTTTTGAGGCTCCACTAGCAAGCATCTCTGCCCAGCCACCCTACAGTGATGAGGATGTTGCTAAAGTCAAGGATATGCTCAACAGCGGAGCCGTAGACGTAAATGACGTTTCTGGTCATTTCAATGTGTCTGTTGCCTCAGTAATTCAGAACCTAACTGGCATATCTCCTGATGCCTATACTGACAGCAGCTATACCGACAGCTCTGTTGATGCTGTTATGAAGATGATCAATAGCGGCGTTGCGAGTGTTACTGACGTTGCTGACTACTTCTCTGCTGATCCGTCTATTGTCGAGAGCTATCTTACAGATGTGGAGATGTACACCGCCGAAGACTTGTCTAATGTACAACAGGGCATAGCGGTGGCATCTGCCGATGTTAGAAATATTGAGGCTGACGGGGACTACACTGAAGCAGAAATTCAGATGGTTGCCGACTCTATCAACAACGGCCTGTTAAGCACTGCCCAAGTCGCTCAACAGTTTGGGGTGAATGAGGATGAAGTCATCGCCAACATGGCTGTTATTAACCAAGACGCTGCCACTGCCACTGCTGATGCTGATGCTGCTGCTGCTGCTACTGCTGCCGCCGCCGCCAAAGCCGCCGCTGATGCTGCCGCAATAGCTGCCTCTAATGCCACTCAAGCTGAAAAAGACGCTGCTGCTAAAGCCGCCGCCGATGCTGCCGCAGTTGCTAATAACCTTAGCGGTTCAACTATTGCCGGTGGCGGTGGATTGACTGATATTGACACCAAGGGATCAGACATTCAGACGGGCCTTCTTGGGTCAGAGACAGCACTAAAGACTGGCGCAACTAACGCCATAAATATGCTTGACCAGATTAATGCTACAGGCAGATCAGACCTAACTACACAAAGCGCAGCGGGACTGGCCGCAGTAGAGGCTCAAAAAGCGATAGCCGAGCAAGCAATTAAAGCAGGAACCACTAGCGGTATTAACGCTTTAGATACTGGCGCAACTAACGCAACCGCTAATCTAAGAGATGAGTACGCAATAGCATTAGAGAATGCGCGACTACAATCAAATGTTGCCAGAGAAGATATTGCCGCAGGCAGAACCCAAGGCTTGAACGCCCTAAACACGGGTATTACTGCCGCCCAAAACAATCTGACAAGCCAATACGACACAGGGCTTGCTAATGCAGCCAACCAGGCGGCTATTGCTAGGGGAGACATCACTGGCGCAGAAACTAGAGGCATGGAAGCTCTTAATCAGGGATTGGGTGCTGCCAGGACAGATATAACGGACTCTTTTGGTCGTGCCGAGGGTATGTTTAATCCGTATCAAGAGGCTGGAACTGCTGCCCTACAGAAACAAATGGCACTCTCAGGCGCTTTAGGACAGGACGCTTTTAATGCTGCCTACCAAGAGTCGCCACAGATGGCATTCCTTAGAGAGCAAGGGATGCGAGCTAATCTAGCTGGGGCTGGCGCAACTGGCGGTCTTGGCGGCGGTAACGTACAGAAGGAACTAGCTCGATTTGGTCAGGGTCTTGCATCACAAGGTCTTCAACAGCAGATAGCCAACTTGGGAGGTCTTTCAAGCCAAGGGCTTAATGCGGCAGGAAGCGCCTCTAATATTGCGACTAGCGGCGGCACTAACTTGGCTAACCTTGGTATTGCGGGAGGTCAGGCCGGTCTTCAGTCGGCTATGTCTTCGGGCAGTAACTTGTCCAATATAGCCTCTAATTTAGGGTCGCAACAGCTTCAAGCGAATATGAACTTGGGTAATCAATTATCCGGTCTTGATGTCGCTGGCGGTCAGGCTGGACTTCAAGCTTTTACAAATGAAGGCCAGAACCTAGCAAATATAGCCCAGTCTCTTGGTGGTCAACAGCTTCAAACCGGAACCAATATGGGCGGCAACCTTGCAGACATAAGCATGGCTCAGGGTCAGGGACGGATGGGAGCCTACACAGGACAAGGGTCTAACCTTGCCAACCTGGCTACTGGACTTGGGGCGCAGCAACTAAACACGCGCACCAATCTCGGCAGTCAACTGTCGGGCTACAACCTGAACACTGGACTTCCGCAGGCATCACAGATGAGCAACCTTGGTACTAACTTGGCCCAAGGCAGGACTCAGGCAGGCAGAGACTTGGCTAACCAGTACGGTGCTGCCGCTAATGCTATGGGCAACATATACAGCAATCAGGGCAATAACCTGGCTGGATCGATTAACGCCCAAGCGCAGTCCCTGATAAACCAAGTCAATTCTGGAGCAATAACCGAGGCGCAGGCTCAAACGGCCTACTCTACTGCCTTGGCCCAGTCTCAGCAGAATACAGGCGCGGCACTAGCCGGTCAGGCACAGACTGGACTTGCTAACCCTAACTACGCTCAGGGCATAGGCAATGCGCTACAGGCTGGCGGTTTTACTTACGGTATGCTTACCAACCAGAACCAGAATCAGAACCAGAACAATAATCAGGGTCAAGCATTTAACAACCTAAACCCATATCAGCAACAATATGCGTTTGGAAACGCCATGAATCCACGGCAGATTCAGGCAACAAATGCTTCTAATCTAGCCACTCAGCAATCATAAGGAATTTCAGTAATGGCTGATATAAACATAGGACGCGCACTCTCAGGTCTAGGCGCAGCATTCAAGAACGAAATGCCAGCTTTTATGCAGCAGGTTCGTCAAGAGGACTTGGACGCTGAGAGAAGAGCGGAGCGGGAGATGTTCTTAGCTGATCGCAGCTTTGACAGGGGCATAGCCGCAGAAGACAGGGCAATGCGTTTGTCAGATAGAACTAACCGCCTAGCGGCATCAGAGGCTACTAGGCTTGCAGCTATTGATGAAAAGAGACAAGAAACTTTATTTATAGATTCCAAAATAGCTTTAGATGCTCTAAACGCTGGAAATCTTAATCAGGTTTATGAAAAGTTTACCGATAGGTTAAATGTTCTTCCAAGTATGGGAGTTACAAACTTAAAACTGTCTCAAGATGTTCAAAGGCTTGCGGCTGGTGCTTTTGAAAACCCAGATGATTTATTAAACCTAAGAAGAAGGCTAGAAGGATACGTTAATACTGGTATTGAATATCAGGTGCTAGATAGGCCAGAAAGAGCCAAGCCTATATCTGTTGGGGCTGGAGGCGCATTGGTTGATCCAGAAACAAACGCGCAAGTATTTTCAAATCCAGCTATTGATAAGACAATTGAAAAAGAAGTTTTGTCTTTAGAAGAGGAGATGTACAGGGACGGAATAAGAGGTCAGATGTCCAGAATAAAATCAGACTTGGACTTTTCTGAATCTATTATTGGTACGGCAAATGAAGTTCAAATGCTAACTCAAGCGTTAGGAAGTGCTGACCTAAATGTAGGAGAAAAATTCTTTGCCGATAGATTCGGAATGCGCGGTATTTCCTTGGCTGGTCTTGGGCCAGAGACAGAGGCCGCACAAACCTTAATCAACAAACTTGCACCTAGAATGCGTCCAAAGGGAAGCGGATCAACTTCCGACATTGAAATATCAATGTATATACAAAGTCTTCCTGCTTTTTTGCAGTCCTCAGAAGGACAGCAATTAACCAACCTTGCTTTTCAGGCGGCAGCAGACATAGAAAGAGAGAAAATCTTAAATGAGGAAAAGTATACAAACAGAGAGATGACGCTAAATGAATATCTTTCTGCCTCATCAGAGTTAAGAAGAAGAAGTATTTTTACTGACTCCATGAGGGCTAAGGCTAATTCAATCTCACCAGGATTCTTTGATGGTGTAGCCCAGTCCCGAAGAGATGCTATATACATCCCAATAAACTCAGATATAACCTTGAGTAACTAATCAATATGGAAACTTTTAAAGTTATATCTGTGCTAGACGGAAAGTCTTATGACGTTCGAGCGGCATCAAAAGAAGAGGCCCAACTTAAAGTTGATAACCCTTCTAATTTTGATATAAGTGATGCCCCTGCTTCCGACAGAAAACCACTAGACCCAAACGATCCTTTGTTTATTAAAGAAGGGAAGTATTCTCGCGGTGTAGAGGCTCTTCCAGAAGGGTCTGTAGTTGAGCCTGTAGGAAACGGCTATTTGTATCAAACTCCTAGTGGAGATAGGGGTTATTTTGATGATGTTTATTCAACTACTGATCCGGAAGAAATTGAAAAGATTTTAAATGATGCCAAGCCTGGAGAGCTTTTTCAAGAAAGAATTTATGAAGATGTGATAGAGGAAAGGCCGGTTTCATCTAGGGCTGCTGTTGCTTTAAGAGGAATTCCCTTTGCTGGGGAATATATAGACGAAACTGCTGGTAAAGTGTTTGGGCCGCAGGCTAGAGACAGCGTTCGCTTATCTCAAAAGGCAATGGAAGAAACAAGGCCCATAGAATCTGCCCTGCTTGAAACTGGGGTAGGAATAGTTAGCACAGCCCCGTTCGGTCTAGCACCAACTTTTGCTAAAGGAGGAGTGGCAAGAATTGCCGAACTTGGCGCGAAAGCAGGAACTTTTGGAACCGTGGAGGGTGCTGTTTCTGGGTACGGAGAAGGTACAACACCAGAAGAAAGGGCAGCAAAAGCACAAAGTAGGGGCGCTATTAGCGGCGTAATCAGCACGCCACTAGGCGGCATCGGCGGCACAATTCAAAATGTAGTCGAGAGATCAGCAAGAGGCAATATTGACAAGATTATTTCTGATTTATCGGAAGAGCTTGGAGTCTCAAAAGAGGCGGCAACTATTATTTCTGACATGGCTGAGTCAGGCGGGACTAGAGAAGAGCTAGAAAGGCAACTAAGAATAATGGGGGCAGAAGCAAGACTGGTAAACTCTAGCCCTGCTATGAAAAACTTATTAGACGTTGCACAAACAACTGGCGGTGATGCGCTCAGAACTACTCAAGAGGGTGTAAAAACTGTCGGAAGAGAGCTAAGAGCGAGTTTTGATAGAAAGCTAGATACAATTTTGGGAAGGCCAGCGACAGGGCCAAAACAAATATTTGAAGAGGCTAGGGCTGCTACGGCTTCTAAGAGAAAAGAAGCCTACGATGCCGCATACGATACTTATATTGATGCGACTTCCAGAGAAGGAAGGATGATCCGTAGCGTATTAGGAAGAATTCCAGATCGTTATATGAGAGAGGCAGTTGAGGCCGCAAACGATTTAATGAGTATCGAGGGAAAAGGGATACCCTCTATTGTCATTGATAGCGCCGGTAAGATAACCGAATACCCTAACATTATTCAGCTCGATTATATAAAGCGAGGATTAGGAAAAATAATTAGCGATGAAACCGATAACATTACTGGGGCTTTAAGTGTTAAAGGGGGGCTGGCTTCTAGGTTATATGGAGAATTATCAGCATCAATAGGCAGGGCGGTTCCTGTCTACAAGGATGCTGTTGAGCTTGGTCTTGATACCTACTTAGAAGAAAGCGCAATAAAGCTAGTAAGGTCGTTTGCAACAACGAATCTTGAGGAGTTTACACGACTTTTAAGCAGAGCATCTGGGCGGTCTAAAGACCAGTTAAGAGAAAGCATGAAGCGTATGCTAAGAACCCAAATACAGACTTTAGAAGAAAAGGCCAGAGCGACTTTAGCTGATCCTGATTTTTCAGAAGAGGGCGCTAAGGGTGCGATCAATGCTTTCAAGGCGCTATCGTCTGCTGGCTCTTTAAAGAAACTAGCTACATTCCTTACTAGCGGAGAAATGGGCCAATTAAGACGCGAGATGATGAAAGTGTCTGAGATGATGAACTTGGCATACGCTACACAAAGAGGCTCTCAAACTGCATATAGACAGGAAGGAATTAAAATAGTAAATGATTTAATACAGCCAACCTTCAATGAATTAATTTCTGGTCAGGGCGGCGGCAGTCAAATAGTAGGAACAGTAATTAGAGGGCTAACTGGAACAGACCCAAATATTCCTGTTAGAAGAGCAAGAAAGATTTTAGATGAAGTTGCTAACGCTCTTATCAACACTAAAGGGCTAAACGCTAGAAGGGCGGTCAAACTTATTTCTGATATTAACGAGAACCGATCTATGTCAGAAGAAGATGCCAAATTTATAGCTGCTATAATTAGCTCTTCTATATGGGCTGGAACCTCAGAGTCTGCTCAACAATATTCGCGTCAAGATTAAACAGGTGATAACTAATGGCAAGATTCGGTGATTTTGATCAATACTTAGACAACGCTGGTGATCCGCTTGTATCAGGCAAGATATACTTTTATGAGTCAGGAACAACGACTTTTAAAACTACCTATGCGGATGTTAATAACTCCATCCCTAACACAAATCCTGTCATCCTTACTGCGGCTGGAAGACAGCCTAATGTATTCTTTGATGGCGTTGCCAAGGCAGTATTAACTAACAGCTCCGATGTTCAAATAGCTGTGCGTGACCCCGTTGGGCAGACCGAATCAGCCTTTGGTGATCAGTGGGTAGCTACCAAGATATATAACGCCACAGACGTTGTGCTTGGCTCTAATGGCATATTCTATCGATCCCTGACCAATGGCAATCAGAACAACAACCCTATTAACACAACTGGCTTCTGGACTCTGCTGTATTCAGTCGAGTGGAACGCAGGCATAACCTACAGTGCTGGCGATGTTGTGCTTTATGGCACGACTCAGTACCAATCTTTGCAGGACTCAAATCTTAATCAGAATCCATCAACAGTTACGGCTTATTGGGCATCTATTGCGTTTGCGTGGCTTGCCACCAGGACATACGCAATTAATGAGAACGTGGTTGGCACAGACGGCATTCTCTACACCTCTTTACAGAACTCAAACATAAACCATGTGCCTGCATCAAGTGCGCCTTGGTGGGTTGGTACAAGTGCGGCGGCTGCTGCTAGTGCTACTGCTGCGGCTGGATCGGCTACGGCTGCGGCTGGAAGTGCCACGGCAGCGGGTGTCGATGCTCTTGCTTCGGCTGCTAGTGCTGTAATTTCTGCTGCGGAAGCCACTGCGTCTGCCGTATCAGCCACCGCTGCTGCGGGTAGTGCTACTGCCGCTGCCGGTAGTGAAACTGCTGCCGCTGGATCGGCTACTGCTGCTGCTGGGTCTGCAACTGCCGCTGCTGCCAGCTATGCCAGTTTTATTGAAAGATACATGGGCGCGTTTTCGTCTGCCCCAACAACGACTTTTGAGGGTGCGCTGTATTGGAATTCTGTATCAGATCAGATGTTTGTCTGGAATGGAACATCTTGGGAAGTTATCTCTGGCAACGGAACTGTTACTTCTGTCCAGGTGGCAGGTGGAACAACAGGGCTGACTTATTCGGGTGGCCCGATTACAGGCGCGGGAACTATTACAACGGCTGGAACACTAGCTGTCGCTAACGGCGGTACAGCACTCACGGCTTTGGGAACGGCAGGGCAAGTTCTTACGGTCAATGCTGGAGAAACCGCTTTAGAATATACAAGTGATTCTGGTGGTAGTGTTACCTCTGTGGCGGTATCTGGCGGCACTACGGGCCTTACTACTTCTGGTGGCCCAATTACAGGCTCTGGCACGATCACGGTTGCGGGTACTCTAGCTGTTGCCAACGGTGGTACAAACGCAACCACAGTCAATGCAGCACGACAGTCTATTGCTTTACCTGCTACAGCCGATGTCCATACCTCAACACCTGCTACTCTTGTTGATGGGCAGTATTGTGTGGCAGGCGCAGGCAGCATTACCTTTACTCTCCCAGCTTCTCCAGCGATAGGGGATAGCGTTATTATCAAAGATGGAACCGGAGCAGCCGCAACTACAGCTTTTACCGTAGCGCGTAATGGCTCTAACATTGCAAGCTCTGCTACTGATCTTACGTTCGACAAAAACTTCGCGGAAATAACGCTAACCTACATCGATGGAACTATTGGCTGGAGTGTGTAATGAGCAATCTTTCCGAGCTGATCCCTGCAGGAGGCGGTCAGAACAATACCGACTTTGTTGCTGACGGGGCGATAGCTTCGGGTAAGCCTGTGATCTTAAACAGCGCGGGAACGGTTACTCAGGTTGGGCAAAGCGCAGCTAGTTCCATAGGTGTAGGCACTCCTGTTGTTTTTAACGCATCCAATAGTAATGACCACTGTATAACTTTTGATTCCACCAGCAACAAAATAGTTGTTGGATATAGAACATCAAGCACGGGATACGGGATTGTTGGAACCGTGTCAGCGACAAGCATCAGTTATGGCAGTGCAACGGCTTTGCCGAGCAATGCGAATATGAGAGAGGCATCGATGGCGTATGACTCTACTAACAATAAAGTAGTTATGAGCTACAGAAGTAATGATGACGATTATGGCTATGCGGCAGTCGGAACAATAACAGGAACAGCCATTGCGTGGGGAACTCCCGTTGCTTTTGCAAGTGCTAAGTCAGAATATACAAACTGCGTCTACGATTCTTCAAACAGCAAAATAGTTATTGCCTTTAATGACGGAGCCAATAGCCAATACGGAACCGCAATTGTTGGGACGGTCAGTGGCGCAAGTATCAGCTTTGGCTCTGAAGCTGTATTTAATTCTGGAGAGTCTTCCAAGATCAGTATGGCTTATGACTCTTCTAATAATAAAGTAGTTATTAGTTGCAGAGATGAGACATCATCAGTGGTAGGCTCCGCTGTTGTCGGAACAGTGTCAAGCACCAGTATCAGCTTTGGCACAAAAGCAACCTTTAATAGTGGCGGTACGTCCATGATTGGTTCTTCCTTTGATACAACTGCTAACAAAGTAGTTTTTAGTTATCAAGACGGCACTAATTCCGACTACGGCACAAGCATCGTAGGGACTGTGAGCGGAACAAGTATTTCGTTCGGAACGGCAGCCGTGTTTAATACCGATAGTGTATCAGATACTTCTTGTTCTTATGACACAGGTGCGGACAGAACAGTTATATCCTACATGAATGGCTCGCCAGATTTAGGGAAAGCTATAGCTGCGGCGGTTAGCGGAACAAATCTTTCATTTAACACCGCAGTTACTTTTAATAGCGCGGCTACTACTTTCGTAGACTCTGTTTACGACTCAAGCGCGGGCAAAGTGATCACTGTCTATAAGGATACCACTGGAAGATCAGTAGTCCTTTCTGCTTCAGCTACAAACCTCACCGCAACCAATCTGTTAGGCATAGCTTCAGCGGTCATTCTGAATACAGCTACCGGAACGATCAATACGTGGGGTAGTAGGAACGAAGTGCAGACAAGCCTTACAATTGGCTCTGACTACTACGTTCAAAGTGATGGCACGATAACCACGGCTAGTGCTTCCCCCGCGCAGCTTATTGGTGAAGCCATAACAGCCACCCAAATCAACATTAAGGACTACACCGGATGACAAATCTTTCCGATCTATTCCCTGCGGGGGCGGGTAAACAAGTTAGCTTTGTTGCTGATGGCGCAATAAGCTCAGGTGATGCCGTTTCGTTGGAAACCTCTGGAAAAGTTAAAGAAGTCACAGCCGTAAACTCCAATGTGGCAAGGTTTATTGGTATAGCGG